ATCTTTTTGATCTCTTCTGACCTAGCGTAAGTCTTGATTTTGACTTTAGCTCCAACTTGATCTAGAATATCAATAGCTTTATCTGGGAATCTTCTATTAGGAATGTACTTAGCGCATAGTTCGATTATGTCGCTGAGAGTTTTATCAGGGAACTGAATCTTATGGAACTCCTCGTAGTATGGCTTAATGTTCTTTAAGATATTAAGGGTTTCTTCTTTGCTCGGCTCTTTGACAAATACAGTCTCAAACCTGCGATTCATTGCGGAATCCTTTTGGAAGAACTGCTCGTATTCTTTTTGGGTGGTTGCGCCAATGCAGCTAATCTCATCAGTAGCAAGATAAGGCTTTAGTATGTTAGCTGTATCTAAAGAACCTTCGTCGCCGCCAAGACCAATCACTGTGTGAATTTCATCAATAAACAAAATAATTGATTTAGCTTCTTTAACTTCCTTTAATACTTTATGAAGGCGCTCTTCAAACTGACCTCTAAGATTAGTGCCAGCAATCATTGCCGTCATATCTAACTGCATGATTGTTTTACCTAAAAGGAATTCAGTAGATTCGCCGCTAATAATCTTCTTAGCGAGTAGTCCAACAATTGTGCTTTTGCCAACACCAGCTTCGCCAACAAGAATCGGATTGCGCTTTTGCTTACGGCAAAGTACTTCTGATACTTGAGCAACTTCGGCATCACGAAAACAAGCATTGTCAAAATCACCGTTCTCGGCTTTCTCTGTAAAATTTATGCAAAAATCTTTTAGAACGCTGCTGGACGTAGAAGTTGCGGTTTGAGTGGACAACTTTTTTGTTGGATTAGAAACAGTTTTGCAACCAGATTCAATCTCGCTAGTCAAAAAGATAACGTCAACGCCTTGAGATTTGAAAAACTTCTTAGCCCAAGAAGAATGGCGAAGCATAGAAAGAAACAAATGCTCTACACCAGTATAATTTTGATTGTAAAAACGAGAAATCTTATATGATTCTTTTATTACCTTTATAACCGAATCGGTATAATCTACGTTAGACTTTTTGCGCTTTCTTTCTGGAAGTTCCTTTTCTAGTCGGCTAACCAGTTCAGACGGAAGCACTTTTATCTGCTTAAATGCGTTATCAACAATCATGGATTGTGACGAAAGCAAGGCATAAAGCATAAAAGACTCGTCAATTTCGACGTAATTATAGCTTAGACATTTTTGCTTAGCGATGTCTAAGAGTCTTTTTACTTTTGGAGTGAAGTTAACGTCTTCCACTTTATTCATTTTACACTTTTATGATTGTAAGTCAGATAATTTAGTATATATTTTTTCGTTTAAAATACTTAACGAGTCCAAAAAGATAGAGTCGTCGGATTTATTTCCGTAGAGAATGACAATGTCGTCTTCTTGCGGTGTTTTACCGCCACCTTCGTAGTAGCGAGTGAGCTTGTCTTCCCTGCCGTCCATGAGGCGGCAAGACATTTGCCCGTATTCGTCAGAGATTTGGATGAATAGATATTTGTTTCCATTTTTACTTGTTTTCTTTTTAGCTTCTTTGACTACGCCAACGATCTTCACTGGCTGGCGAGCATCTAACTGCGAAATCTCATAGGTTGTCAATAGTCTTTGCTCATCTTCTTCTGAAAAGACCTCTCTTAGTTTGTGAGTGTAGCTATAACCGAGCAACTTCTTCTCGAAAAACCAGTTCGCAAACTTCTCGTGAGTTTTGTTCATCTCGTAAATCTTCTTATACGAGTCGTACTTAGCTCTGAACGTAGTGAAACGCTTTTCAGTCATGAAAGGTTTAGCGTCGTCACCAGCAAGTTTGTTATTAACTAGATCAGCTATAGCTTTGAGAACGTCAAAATTATATTTTGCAGCAACAAGTTTAATGTTTCTCTTTTCTCTATCGCTAAGAATGTTGTAAGACTGAGCTTCAAGAACTAGTCGGCAACGCCTATCTCCAAAGCTAGAAAGTGTTCCAGCTTGAATAAGAGAAGACAAGACGCCGATATTAAGACCAGCTTCTTTTGCAGCGTCAAAACAATCAACTTTATCTGAAAACTCTTTTTGTCTAAAAGCTAAAAGATTTTGAAGAACTTTATCAGAAACACCTTTGATAGCGTTTAAGCCAAATCGGATGTTCTTTTCTTCAATCTCAAAGTCTGATTTCGATTTAACCAAATCAGGAGAAAGAAGCTTAATATCAAAGAAAGGCAGCTCTTGCGATATAGCTTCGATTTCTTCGTGAGGGCTAGGCTCGTGCTTAGATGATTTTAGCAAAGCCAAAAAGAACTCTTGAGGATAATTGAATTTAAGATAAGTCGTTATTGCACTTAATGTTGCATATGATACAGCGTGAGAAGCGTTGAACGAATAATTAGCACTATCTTCTGCGACCTTCCAAAGAACGTCAGAGATAACAGGGTCTAAGTTATTCTCTTTGATCTTGTTAGAAATCTTTTCCTTCCAAGCTGGCATTTCACTAACCTTCTTTTTGCCAATGATGCGGCGAACAGTTTCAGCTTCATCAAGAGTAAAGCCTACTTTAACTACCATCTTCATTAACTGTTCTTGGAAGATTGGAATACCACCTGTTACGCCCAAAATATCATCAAAGAATGGATGAACAGACTGGAAGTTGCCAGTTTCAACATACTCGGCGTATTGATTCATGAAATCCAACGCGCCTGGCCGTGCTAGAGCCAACACACAGGCCAATTCAAAGAGATTGCGAGGCTTGACCTTCTTGCATACATGAAAGTTGGTATTGGCCTCAATTTGGAACAGTCCTTTGGGGTTAGATAAGTCTTGAAAGTATTTGTAGGTAGATGAGGAGTCGTAATCGAGAGTTTTAAAGTCTAAACCTAGTTTCTGACAGGTTTCATAAACTACGGACAAGGTTCTAAGACCAAGAATATCGAACTTAACGGTGATTTCAGAAATGTTGTTCATTTCATAAGCACTAACAAGCTCGCCTTCTCCTGTCTTTTGAAGAGGCATAATGTCCTCGTTGTTGAAGTAAGAAATCGAAATGCCAGAAGGATGAACGCCACAGTTCTTATTTAAGCCTTCTAATTTTTTAGCAATTTTAAATACCTTTGGATGAGAGTCGCAGAAAGCTTTGAACTGTTCGCTTTGTTTATATGCGTCTTTAAGAGCAAACACCTTTCCGAATTGTTTGGGGATAACATCGCTAACGGCGTTCACTGCGTCTTCATTCATTTCTCCTACAATCTTACCGCACTCTTTAACGCAGAGTTTACCAGTAAGAGTGTTCATGGTAAGAATCTTACAAGTTTTGCCAGAGTATTTGGCTTTGATATAATCAATAACTGCTTGGCGTTTTGAGAACTCAATGTCATTATCTACGTCAGGCATCAAAGAACCATCAAGATAAGTTACTCCATCAACTACGATCTTCTTCGCTCTGCTCTTAGAAACGAATCTTTCAAATAGCAAGCCGTGTTCGATTGGGTCAACATTCGTGACTCCGACCAAGAACAAGATCAAAGAACCTGCGGCAGAACCACGACCGTAACCAGTAGGAATACCGTTCTCATGGGCAAAGTTCATAATATCCCAATTGAGCAAAATGTAATCAACGAAGCCAAGCTCATCAAAAACGCTAAGCTCCATTTTAGCTCTATCGTAATAAGCCTGTTTGTTCTCTTTCTTGTCGATGCCTTTTACCTTGACCGCCTTTAGCGAGAGCTGACGAAGGAATTCAAGATTAGAGCAATTTTCTTGGATGCCAAGATTTTTGTAATGGCGACTGTCGATCTCGATCTTTGGAAGCCGAACGCCCGGTGGAATCGGGTTTTTGTAGTCTGTGAATTTGTCAAGCATTAGATTTCAACCTCCGAGATTTGACGACGAAAGATTTTATAATTCATTTTAATATCGTACATCGCGTTATGCAGCATTGCTGGATCATGCTCAATTGCATAATGCTTCAACAGAAAAGCCTGACTTGTTTTGATTCCTTTTTCAAAGTGGTTCATGAGTTTCATCTGCCAACAAAGAAAATCTCCGTCGTTAGGTTTAACTTGTTTAAAGATAGACATAGCTAACGCTCTTGTGTCAATCATTCTGCTCAAGAAACTCCAGTCATTTTGAATACCCAAGCCATTCATAAGAGTGTTCAAAATGTAAATATCGTAATTTAAGATGTTCTGGCCAACAAGAATAACGTCCTTGTCATAAAGAGTTTTGGCGAATTTCTTCCAAACCTCCATAGGTTGTTGCGCTTTTCTTAAATAAGCTTCTTTATTGAAGTTCGTGATCTTGGCGGCACCTTCCGACATATTCAAATCTTCAAACAAGATAAACTCGTCATGCTCTTCAATGATCTCTTCTCCTTGGCAGATAATCCAAGATAGTTGCCAAGGGCGTGACGACGTTAACGACAAGCCTTCCGTCTCTGTGTCAAATACGGCGAACTTCTGATGTTTGTTATTTCTTAAAAGCGTTTTCATTTTGACTCTTTCCAAGATTGAAAGCAGAATTCTTTACTGGCGCAACCATTAAGTTCTGGAGCCGATAAGGTTTGAAACTTGCCCATGCGCCGATTACAAGCTATCTTATAAGTTACCCAAGCATCATAATCACTTCTGTTCTTGTAGTAGATAGACTTGGTTTCAATGATGTTACCTTTCTTAGCGTAACACGAAACAAAATCAGCGATATGCTTATCGAAAGGAAGTTTGTTGTTCTCTACGAAGTATGTGTGATGATGTTTATCAATAAAATCAGGTATGCAATTTGAGAAAGTATAATTGTTGTTCCATACATACGAATCATAGAAAGGTATAACAAGATGAACATCTTTGGTGATTAGGTTACTTAAATCTTCGCTTGCTATAACTCCGTCTTTCACTGCGTTGGTGAAAGTATAAATTTTATTTAATTGTCTAAAGCCTTCGTCATTCAAAGCGAACAAGACGACTTTATGTTTCGATGATTCAACTGTGTCGTAGCTGTTGCAAACAGTTAAACGAATACCGAACTTGAGAGAAAGCTGGTTTGCTCGGCAGGCTTTAAATGCCGACAAAAAACCAGTGAAAGAATCCTCGACCAAGAAAACTTCTTTAAGACCATTTTCGAGAGCAATAGAAATGATGCTGTCTGGCCCATCTTCTTTCTGCTTTTCTGGCTCGGCTAAAGTAAGGATGCTTTTTCCAACGGAAAAGTGAGACTTGAATAGCGGTATCATTAATCCAATAATTCAGACAATTTCAAAGCTGTCAAGACTTATTGTGTCTTGGGCATCCAGAGTAATGCTCTTTTGTAACTTTGTCGGTTTCTTTCGCAGTCTTAAAAGCTTCGTCCATATTCTCCTCAGAGAAAGTTTTTATGATGGTGTTGTTTTTGTCGCGGAGAGCGTAATAGTTGTAGGCGAATTTATACGGACAATGCCACATCGGGTTGCCGTCTTTCTTTAGCTGGCCCTTAAACTTTGCAAAACCGCAGGAAAGCTTACCGCTAAAAGAGCCGTCTGACGGAATAGGTTTATCCGCTGCGAAATTTGAGTGAGCGTCACTTTCAGAAAAACCGTCGATAACTTTTTGAATCTCGCAAAGCTGATCTTCAAAATCAGAAAGCTCTTGATCTGATAAAGCTGGCATTGTCAAAAGCCCATCGCCACCGCGAGAAACGTCAAACTTCAAGAACAGAAACTCCATCTTAACTTTGTGATCTGGATTAAGTTGTTTTGAAGCAAGAGTGTACATCAAGTGCTGCAAATTATCTTCGGCATCTTTTCCCGCGAAAACTGCTTTGCTGGTTTTGTAATCTCTTACAGTAGAAGAATTATCAGAGTAAACGAACTGACGATCAATAAAACCTTTGATGCGGTATTTTTTATCATTTTTATCTACTGTAAGATCAAACGATCTTTCGTTAAAATCTTGAATAGGCTTCTGCTTCTTATCCCCAAAGAAATCATACTTCAAGCCTACGAGAGTCATCTCTCTAATCAGCTTCATGTTTTCAGGGTCAGAAACTCGGTTTCTACGGGCGCGCTTTAGCGTAAGCGACTTGATCGAAGGAATAACGAAAGGGTCTCCTTCTTTGATTATCTTGTTGACATATTTCTTTCTGCTGGGCTTAGAAAGCATTTCGAGAATCAAGTGAACAACGTCCCCACGATTTGCGCCATCGTTAGACGAGTCAGGAAGCTTTAAAACGTAATTGCACCAGTAAGACCAGCTGCATTTGTCTAGCGTCTTAATTCTACTGGCGGATAAAGCTGTTAATGGTTTAGACAAGCGAGTCCTTTAGTTCTTCTGCTTTTTTAATTAACAGGCGATTAAAATCATTCTGGCAAGCTATTTCGTATATTTTTTTAATTTGAGCTTCTTTATTTATCATTTTATCATTCCATTTATCAAATATATCATCTTGCCCTTCGTGCTTTAGTAAGTTCATATCGCTAAAATCATTAGCCAAAGGAAGCTTAATAGACAGTTTAGTATGATCAAAAACAGAACAAAGCTGCAAGTACGACTTGCAAGATGAAACTAATCCGTGATTAAACTCGCTCTTTGAATCGTTGTTGTAGGAAATAACGATCTTGTCGGGATTAAGTTCAACAAGAGCTGAACAAAGCTTAGAGGAGATTCCTAAACCAAATGTAACCAAGTTATTTGAATAGCCGTTTTCGTAAAGAGCCATACTGTCACCAATGCTTTCTACGATAATAACAGTTCCAGTTTCAGCGATTTTCTCTCTAACAGTTTCAATACCGCCTCGTTTAATGTGAAGAGGATAAACCCAATTTGTTTTTTTACCCATGTGCTTCCACTTTGGAAAGGTAGAATCTTTATCCCAAACTGTAGCTCTAGCGGAAAACCCATGAATATCTCCTTGAGAATTATAAATAGGAAAAACAATTCTTCTGAAAAGCTGCCCAGCAGTAGCGTAACCGCATTTATAGAAATTTAGAGTATCTGGAGAAATCATCTTCTTAGAATAAAAATCTAAATGAGGAAGAAGGTTCTCTAGTATTGATTCTGGATAGATTTTTTCCATTTCGATTTTCTCTTTAACTTCGTTAGATATGATATCTTGAAGATCAAATTTTACATACTTATCTATCACTGAATCATCTTTTGTATTCAGAGTAAGAGAAATTAGCCTCTTGATCGGGAAGCTTTTGTCTCCGCTAGCAAAGTCTGTCCATACGCCGCTGTTCTTGTAAATCTTTAAAGCTGTAGCGTTATCACCTCCACGATAAATCGCAGAAGAGCGCCAATAGCTGCCGCAATCTCTTAGATTATAACCTAAAGATTCTAGCGAGCTTTTAAGCTGCGTAGGATCAAGGGTTAAAGTTTGGGACATCGTCTTGTTCATTAGAGGCTTCTGGTCTTGTTATTCCTGTATCCATTGAACGAACAATATCGCGCAAATCTCCATGCTCGGTAACGTCGAAATTATTAAAGCGAAGATTGATAAAGTTACGGCGCAAATTTCCGTCTGGCATACGCACAGGCTCAACTGCGCCAGCAATGTCAGAACCCAAGAAACGATTCTTGATAAAGATCAGTTTATGAGTGCCGAAATCATTTCCGTCCTCCATTCTTTCGTCAACTGTCTTGTTGCGGAGAATTGCCATATGAGAACAATAGTGAACGATACGGTCAGACATAGACACGATACTTTCATCATCGTTGATATCGCTAGCGTTACGGTTAGTCGTTACGCCACTTCTATTTGACTGCACAGAAGTGAACATTGCCACCAAAGGTTTATGATCTTGAACTAAATCACGTTGAATAGTTTTCTTAAACTTATCCAACATATTACCGATTACTTGCCATTCAGATTTGTCCTTATCAGAATCAGCAGAAGGCTTAATGTAATCGAAGCTAAAGATCATCTTGTTGCCGCGACCAATCTTTGAGTAGTAAAATCTCTTCAAGGTATTAACCATTTGATCTGTAGTCATTCCTCCTACATTGTAGTAATAGAATTTAAGATTCTTCACTTTAGTCCAAGTAGCGCGAACACGATCAACAATTTCAGATCCAGCCTTACGCCAAAGACCGCTTTCAAGAAGATGAACAGGAACGTGACTCAGAGCGGCGCACTGACGCATGATAACTTCTTCTTTGCTCATTTCGCCGTTATCAAAGTGGAGAACTGGAACATCGTACTCTGCCGAAACTTTTGTGCAGAAATTCAAAGACAAAAGAGTTTTACCTACGCCAGAGCGGGCAACGATAACAGTGATATTACCGGGTCTTAAAAGGGACCCGTAAATCTTGTTAACTGTCGGGAATGGACCCATAAGGCCAAACTCAGTAATCGGATTGTTACCGCGATCTTCAATGATAGACTCCATTTCTTCAAAAATGTTAACAGGCTTTTCGTCATTATTTTCATATAAATTAATTGTTTTATTAAAGGATGAATCGGCTTCTTCAATGATCTTTTGATAAGAAGCATCAGGAGCCATTCTTTTCATCTTATCCGCAACATCCAAAGCCGACTTATGAATCGTGCGGCGAATAGAATATTTCTTAATCTCTTTCGCTGCGGCAACTGCTGTTGTTGGATTAGTCTTTCTGACAGCTAAGGAACGACAATAATCAAAGACATTGATGTTGTCTTGAAAAGAGACGCCAATTTCTTTAATGCGTTGAGCTATAATTACTTCATCTATCTTCTCGTTGGCCTCAAGGCATTTACGAATGATATGATAAATCGTTTTGTGAACAACGGTGGACTCTGAATAGAAATCAGATTCAGATACAAAGTCGCAGACTTCTGCGTAAGTATCTGGATGCTGAATCAGTCCAGCTAAAAACTGCTGTTCTACTTCTAGTGAATAAAGCATTATTCGTTATCGTCCGAAATTTCTGTGGAGTCTTCGTTAAGCCATTCTTCCATAGCTTTTTTAAGACCAAGAGAAGTTAAAACTGAATCGAAGCGAGTGTAGATTTGAGGAGTGCCGTTCTCAGAGCAGATACAAAGAACAACGCCTTTGTACGAATCCGCGCCGCCAGACATTTCATAAATCTGCGCGACCATTTCGACTGGAAATTTGAATTCTTTATTTTCGTTATCTTTTTTGTCTTTAGGTTTCTTCATAGTTCTACTCCTTGTTTTGAGAAAATCTCATGGTTGATTTCCTCGTCTTCGTAAATCTCTACGAGCAAGATTCCGTTTGTCAAGCAAAACTTCATCTTTAAATCGTCTCTCTTCAACTGCGCGAGCCAGTTGAGTCGATTGTTATTGTGGAAAAACTTGTTAAACTGCTGATGCTGTTTGCCTTGAACTTCTACTGCGATTTTTTTATTCGCGTTGTAGAAGTCCAAAGACAAACGTGTTCCAGCAACACGAAGCTCTTCAAAGACAATATCGTGTTTCCAGTAAGAGAATAAAAATTGTTTTACTCTCCATTGAACTTTGCTTCTGGATTTGGCTTTCCAATTAATTAAGAAATTTTTAGAGTTTTTAATTAATTTTTCTTTGCCATTAAGCGTTTTGAATTTCATTAGAAGGATCACTAGAAATCATGTCCACAAAATGCTTGTGGAGGATTTTAGTTAATTTTTCATTACCTTCAATGAAAGAGAACAGTGCGTTTTCGCCTTGGAACTTTTCTGGAATCTCGATATTGTTAGAAGAGCAGATTTCCTTTAAGTCTTGGGAAATATAATACCAAGCTCCAGAGCGTTCGACCATTTCCCAAGTCAAGAGCATATCTACGATTTCTTTTTCAAGCCAAACAGAACGTCCATTAGTGCGTCCGTACTTGATCGGATAAGTGATGCGATTCTTGCTCTTTTCGTTTGGACTCTTCTTGATATAGATTTTGCAGTAATGACCAATGATGGGATTCTTTATTGGATCAGATTTCTTGATAGCTGGGTCTTTCAGAATAACGTCGCCTTCAAAACGAGGCTCAAACTCGAAAATGAAATTGGCGAAGTGCAGCAGAGCATTACCACCAGTAGCGGATGTTTGGCGAATAGGAGCTTTGCTATATGGGTCGAGTTGAATATCGCTTCTGACTTGAGAGATAAAGATTGCCATGTGACCGCGTTTGGTCAGACCAATAGACATACGCTTCATAAAGTCCGACGCAATTACAGCACCGCCAGCGACTTTCTTAGAGTCTTCAAAGTTTTTATTCAAATCTCCTTTGGAAATTAATCCGTCAACAGAGTCCAGAACGAACATATACTTAGCCTTGTCTTCGTTGAACTGAACCAACTGGCGCATTGCATCTACAGCTGTCTCGTAAATATTGCACTCAAATACGAAACAGGTTCCAACATCCCAAGATTCCGCGTCGAAAACAAACTTAACGCCAGAACGTTTTTGCATTTCATCAGAAAGGCGACCTTCTGCTTTGATGAAAAAGCCTTTTGAATTTGGAACTGTATTTAAGAAGTTACGCATAACTTCAAGAGCGGCGGATGTTTTACCGCCTTCGGTAAAGCCAACGAACCGATGAAGACCCGGTCCAATGCCTCCGCTGGTCTGCATATCTAAATTTAGAGAACCAGTAGAAACTTTATAATTACAAGTCTCTTCAAAGTTGTAATGATCTTCCTTCTTGTCGTTCAAAAATGATTTGAGGACAGAATTAGACGAAACGTTTGCTTCTGCTTTTTCTTCTTTTACTTTTTCTTTCTTGCTCATGATAAAAATTCCTTTAGTGTTGGTTTAGGTTTAATGTTAAAATCTTCTCCAACCTTGTCTGTCAAGACTATTGTTTGGGTTGGTTGTGGCTGATAGTAAAACTCATTGCGCTTGATTTCAAGTTCTGCCGCTTTCCAATCAGCATAATAAAAAGCGAGACTCTCAACCTTCTTGATAGGAACATATTCCGACAAGAATTTAAAGCCGTATCTTTCCTCAAGCTGCCTGAGAATAGTAAACTCTTTCTTCCAAAACTCAGCGGTGGTGCGCTTTGGCATACTCACAAATCTAGCAACGATAACACGACGAGACGCTTTCTTTGCTGGTTTTGGCTTCTTGACTCTAGGTTTACGAGGTGCTCTTTCGGCGCGAGGCTTCCTTGGTTTTCTAGGTTTACGAACCTTGACTACCTCTGGAGACTGAATCTCTAGTTGAAATGGCTCTTCCATGCGGCCACAAGAAAGCAGTTATCACCAACTGTCAATACTTTTTTAAGATTTATTTGAAGCCGCAGCAGAACCAAAGTAAAAGCCTGTAATTGCGATTAAGCATTGGCGTATCTCAGTAGTGATCAAATTGCCTGAAATCTCAACGAAAGCCGTTTTAGTCTTCTCTGCAACGAAACCTAAGATGTCTCCTCCGTCTTGATAATCTACTTGAAGATAAGTAGGAATGCCCAAAAGGGCCATAAGAAAAGGAGATATAACAATAGAGAAGATAACAGAAACAACAATGAACTGTCTAACCATCTTGCCTACGTCGCCATCTCTTTTAGCGGCTTTATCGGCAGATTCATCAGCTTTATCTATCGCTTTCATCATTCGATCAAAGCGTAGCTTTTGCTCTTCGGCTTTTGCAGCCATAAAGCGAAAAATGAATCCAACAACAGATCCACCTAATAGACTGATTAGTTCAGACGGCACATAGGATATTTACACCTTAAAGGCCAAAAGCTTCTATCGTCAAAGGGAACTTACCGTCAACTCTTACCAAAGAAAGCATTTCCGAAGCAATGTCTCGGATTTCCTTTTGGGCGTCTGGCTTATTGCGAAGATTAAGAAAATGGTAGAACGATCTCCAATTAAACATCACATCAGCAGTAACTTGCGTATTGTAAGTTCTAAAGAATCTAGCGGACTCTTTTGCTCGCTTACGGTCAAAGCCATGATTTTTGACCAAATCTTCTAAGCAGTTATGATAGAGTCTAAGACCATTATTGGTATAGTTCTCAAGAATCTCTTTCCAATGCTCAGGCCAATCAGAAGGTACGCAGAAGTTATCTTCTTTCATCTCTTTGTATCTGGCAGACTCGCCGTTGATTGAAACGCCAATTCTGTGCTTCAATAAATGAATATGACTAGCTACGTCAGTAGTAACCAAGAAATGAAGCGACGACTTTTCAAAAGGCGTATGATGCCCATTTTCGGCAAGCATTTTTAGCAGCGGCCCAATTCTCTGCTTCTTGTCCTCGTTAATATCTCTGGACGTAGAAGTCCAAGCCGAGCAAGCGTGAACTTGATCGTCGCCATAAATACCAATAAGTTGAACGCTATTTTCTTTATTCATTGTAAAGTTTGTTATATTGCTGTAAGATTCCTGCGTAATATTGGGCGTGGAATTCTGCGCCACTAAGAATTTCAGCGGTAACTTTTTGTCTTTGTTTTAAATATGCAGTAGTTTCTTTATTCTCTAACAAGAATTTTACGCACGACTCTATATTGTTTTCATCGACATAAACGAATGCTTGATCGAAATCAAACATATGGTAGTACCAAGATATGTCGTTTTGATCTACTGGAGGGCGAACGTAAATGCACAAGGAGTTAGACGCCATAGTCCAAATCAAACGCTCCCAAGACGTTGTGTTGCCATTTACATTTAAAATGAATTTATATTTAAGCTGATCAGCAATGCTTACGAAATCACTAGAGTAAGCGGGGTTTAGCGGCGTCTTTGTGAAATTAGTTATTTTTGCATCAACTACTTTACTGTTAAGATATCTTTGGCAAAGACTCACTCTTTGAGTCAACTCTTCCGTAAGCGGCAAGCCAGTATCCGAACCGAAGAAACAAGCTTTGTCTTGTTTTGCGTCCCATTCAATATCTAAGTCAGGTAATCGAGAGCAGGTATCAATCGTTCGCCCTATATGAGAATCAGGGACACAAATATGCGGAGAACTTTTTGAACGAGCGAAAACAAACTTACTTGGATCATCTAAGTGTTCGTTGCTTGTCTCGTCATTAAAATTGACCATAAAGTCAAAGTTTAAATCTTTAAGACCATAGTAATTTAATACTTGAGTCGTGAAAAGCTCAAAAAACTTATATCTAAAAGGATCTAAATAATCTCTACTCTTGTCAAGAGCGGTAAGTTGACAGTCCTTGATTCTAAAAGAAGCTTCGTTTCTAGCTAACTTGATTCCGCTAAAGTCTTTGAAGATCTTTAATCTGCTAGGATTAAGCTCGTTGTCGATACAGTATTGTACTGGCATAACTAACTAAGAACATGATTTAATGTCGCTGTCAACCATTTTTTTAGTTAATTGGAAAAAAGTCGTTTTCGGCATCCAGTTTAAATGGCTTCTAGCTTTTGTCGAATCTCCTAGCAAAAGCTCAACTTCTGCTGGTCTAAAAAACTTTGGATTAACAATCACAAGTGGAATTTTCAATTCTCTATGATAAAGCGCTTCTCCAATAGTGCCTTCTTTGCCAAACCAATCGCCTTCTATTTTTGCCGCTGCAAAAGCTAATTGGACAAACTCTCTAACTGTATGGGTTTCGTTACTAGACAAAACATAGTCGAGTGGAGGTTGTATAGATTGATTTAACATTTTCCACACTCCATCGACAAAGTCTTCTGCATCGCTCCAATCTCTTTTAGATGATAAGTTGCCAAGCTCTAATGGAGCTGGAGTTTTCCCATTTTTTAAATCATTAGCGATTCTAGCTACTCCACAGGTAATCTTTCTGGTAACAAAGTCTTTACCACGGCGAACTCCTTCATGGTTGAATAGCCAGCCTTGCACGGCATAAAGGTTGTAGGAATCTCTCCACACTTTGACGATATGGCGGGCGGCGGCTTTTGAGGCTCCGTATGGGCTGCGCGGGCGCAACGGGTGCGTTTCGTCTTGGGGAACGGTAACAACATCGCCAAACTCTTCGGAAGAACCTGCGTTGTAGTAACGACATTTTGGAGCAAACTTTCTAATAGCTTCAAGCTGGAACATGACTGCCAAGCAGTTATTCTGCATATGGTTAAGCGGCATTTCCCAACTAGTTCCAACGAAAGAATTGGCGGCAAAATTAATAAAGTAATCTGGCCTGTAAGTATCTATTACATGATTGGTGCTTTGAGGGTCGCTGATGTCAAGGTCTATCAGTTTAAAACGTGGGTCAGAGATATGGCTAATGTTCTGATGGTTGGAAACGCTGAGTCTGCGAACTGCGCCAAGAATATTATAGTCTGTGTTTTTAAGCAAATAGTCGGCCATGAGGCTTCCGTCTTGACCTGTTACGCCTGTGATAATAACTGTTTTCATGGTTTTTGAATTAAGAAAATGTAAGTATTTAATACGTCGTCGGTTGTGAGGGTAAACGGTAAGTTGTATTTATTAGAAAAGAACTGAACAGCATTAACCACCTCTCCGAACATTTGAGGATGATAATCGTGACCAGCAACGATTCCATTATTTTTAATCTTTTTATACGCCAATTCTAGCTCAAGAATTGTTTGATCATACTGATGGGTCGTATCTATGTAGATAAAGTCAAAAAAGTTATCACGGAAAATAGAAAGAAATTCATCAGAGCGTTGTCTTGTCACGAAGACGTTGTTAACGTGCTCAAATCTTTTTGAAACAGAAGAGAAAAGACTTTCGCCATCATGGATTTCAGCGTTGTTTCCGTTCTTATCGCCAGATTGAATTGAGCCGCTAAAAGGATCAACAAGATAAAGCTGATCAAATTTTCCAGAGTCCAAAAGAACTTTTGAGAAATCTCCTTTGAAAACGCCCAACTCGCATCCAATGCTACGAGAATCAAGCAGGCTTGTTATGTCTTCTCTGTTTTTCATTTAGGAAGTTGCTCATTTTAATGAACTTAGAAAACATTTCGTTGGAAAATCCACAGAAATGATAGAGCTTTTTTTCAGGAGTAAACCAACAATCGGACGCGAATAATTTAACAAAGCTGGATAAATTAAAACAGAAGCTAAAATCAAAAGCGACGTACTTGCAAACAGCATAGTTGTAAGAAGATTGTTCTAGCCTTGCATCGGCGTGAGGTTCTCCGCTTATAAAAGGCTCATACAAAGAACGAACTAAACTCAAGAAGTTAAGATTTTTGAAACAAAACGTGCCAGCATTCAGTCCGTTATTATCTTTAAAAAAGCGAATTTCTTTTTCGTCAGTGACTCCTTTGTATCGAAACCAGTCCTCATTCATTCTAAGATTTTCAAAGACTATTGATAAGTCGAACTTGTCTTTAACCAAGTCGTTAACGTCGCCAAAATAAATAATGTCAGAATCCAAGTAAACATAAGCGTCGTATCCAGACGGAACTTTATCGGAGTATTTAAGAAAGCCAACGTAACTATACTTCTTGTCATCTACGATAGTTTTGTATTTAAATTTTTCTGGAGGTGGGATGCTGGAAATGACGCAGAAATCTACGTTATCTTTTTTTTCGATATTCTCGAAAAGCATTTCAATACAGTTGTCAGCGTAGTGTTTAAAATCGGTTACCGTGTAAACTAAAATTTTCATCTAAGTAAAGAAGGAATTTTGCCTTTTTCGGTTCGCTGGTTAATGTGAGGCAAACTCCAGCCAACGTTTAAATTTAAATCAGAAATGATAGAGTTAAGCTGCCAATCAAAAGGCTCTTTAACTGACAGAAGTTTATATCCAATCATTTTAGCTATTTTTGGAGAGATCATGTAGCAATGAGCGCACCTGCTCTTTAAGTTCTTGTGGGTATAAACGCCTGATTGAAAACTAGGGTTAATGTCGCTTCCTCCAAAAGAACCAATAAATAAGATGTCGCAGTTCTGGCGAATGGTTTCGCTAGCGAATAATTGAATGTAATCTTCCCAATTAAAAGAAGGCGGCTCAATATCATCTTCAAATATAACGCCAAAGTCAGCCGTTGATTCCGAGATCATTTTTGCGGCGTATCGGTGTTTAAAGAAACACGAAAGCTCCGCTGGATTTAAAAAGACCCCATTAGCAGAGTGCGGGGAATTTACGACAGGATGGCATTCGATAGCTTTATCTTGCGGCCAAAAGTATTCTACCCAAGTAACCTTTGAATCTAACGTCTCAAAGAACGGGGTAATGTATTCTTTTCTAGATTTTGCTGGAGGATGATGGATACAGAAATAATCAATCTTCATGGCTTAATAAAAAACACTCCTGTATAATCAATCGCAACTAACCTAATATTAGATAATGGACGATCTCTTAGAAATTCATCGACAGCTTGCTTGCAACCTTTCCAGTGTCCATAGTCATCTATAATGACCATTCCTCCAGAACAAACTTTGTCATAAAAATTATCTAACTCAAATTTTGTGCTTTCGTACCAATCAGTGTCTAAACGAAGTACGGCAATGTTATCTGGAATAAATTGTGTTTTGCAAATATCGCCTTTATGATAATTAATCAAATGAGACGGATACTTGCTATGCTGAGATATGTTATTTTTGACTTCTTCTAAACCTGATATGCAGGACCAGAAAGAATCTTCTTTGATTAAGTCGTTAGCGTCTCTGCCTTTAAAATCTTTATCCGCTTCAGTAGAAGGAGTCATTCCTTCAAACGTATCATACAAATGAACTGTTCGATCTAAACAGTTATTCTTCTCTAAAGCCAAAAGCATAGCGAGCATACTGCCGCCTTTCCATACGCCAATTTCAACTATGTCTCCGCTGATATTTTTCTGGCAGATGCAATCAATCGCAGCAATATTGAAAAGAATTCTCTCTCTCGAAAGAAGAGAAAACTTAGATGAAGTGTCAGCGATAGTAGAGATCACCAACAATCATAACAAACGAACAAAAAAATTCTACAGAATTAATCTGTATCTTTTTCTTCGCCAGCTTTCTGATACATGATATAGTTATAAACAGTGTTCATGTAATCATCCATAAGCGCCAGTTTAGCTGCGATAAATGGCTCGGCAAAGTCCATTGCAATTTCTGGATCTTTGTTCATCGCTTCGATAAGAGCTTTGGCTTTATCTGCGACGCTTAACAAAGTTTGTTCAGACATTTCCATATACTCTTCGTGAAGATACTTCATATCTTCGATATCAGAATCAACAGATTCAACAGAGGCTAAAGCAGTATTTAATTTAAGAAGCTCTTCTTGATCGTGGATTTGATCTTCGATGGAGCCTTTAGTGACCTGAGTAACGGACTTGCCGCCTTCCCACATACGGCAGCTCCAATAACGAGCTTTCCATTTTGGACCGGGGTTGGTGTCGCACTTATGGCGAGCGCGGAAACTCTTTCTGCGCTCTGGATCGTCACGTTTAATCTCCATATCTGGATCGCCAAACTTAACAACAACGACATTTCCTTTTGGGTTCTTTACATAAACGCCAAACTTTTTATTGGAGCCAGATGGCAAACGAAATGGTTTATTTAAAGTTTTCTTTTCCGCTTCTGTATAAGTAAGTTCAATAGCAGCTTGGGCTTTTTCGTAAGCTTTCTTATCTGGATAATCAGACGAGCCTTTTTTTGCTGGGCGATAGTTTTTGCCCATGCGTTTTTTCTTGTCTCTGATATTTTCCCATAAGCCTTTCTTTTTGGCTTCTGCGATGTTTTGTGAAAAGTCAAGTTCCATATAATATTTTACACTAAAAAATTATAGCCTTTATCGTATTTTTGTTTGGGTAAGATTCAAGACTTATATAGGTTCCGTTTTGAGGTTCTACAATAAACCACCCGCTACTTGTCCAAACTAAGTTTAACGAGTGCCAAGAGTCAGAGCCGTATGATATATCAGCGAAGTTTTTAACCTGCTCTACCACAACAGTTGCCACAGCGACTTGAGCAGAGGTTTTGTTGCTGCGATTGTGTGAAGCAAAACTATATACAACAACAAATAAATCAGAGAAATTGTCGCAATCAAATGTTTCTTTTTGATAAGATAATTGATAAAGATCTATAACATCTATCCACCATGAACAGTATTTGTCTAACCATTGTAAATTTACATTTGAATACTGATTGTCGCGCATAACAACTAAAGCTTCTTTTGGAATGCCGCATTTGTTTAATGATTCAAGAACTGAATCGGAGTTATAAGCTAAACTAATAAAATCTTGAAAAGGCGGATTTTTTACAAAAAACCCATTTGAAACAAAATTCAATTTGATCTGGTTTTTTGGTGATGAAAAGTCTGGGCGCGATTCTTTGGACGGATGGTAGCTAGGGCAAAGCTCGTTTTGTTTGGCCAAAATGAAAAATCCAAGGAGGTACAAGAACACTCCCAAGAACAGGCAGAAAGGTATGTTTTTTTTGATGCGATGCAGCACAGATTTTTTTACACCTATTTTGGTTTTCCCCCTTCCCCTAATCCCTTTCCTTTCCCCCTTTTCTCCCCCCTTTCATACTATCCCCCCTTATATCCCCCAAACCATACCCTTTTACCCTAACCCCCTTTCCTTTTAATAAAAACCTTTGGTTTTTATTGCGCTCTGCGCGATTTTTTTTGGAAAAAGTATTGACGAAAACTAGAATCCCTTGCAACTTTCAAAACATGGATCACAAATACTCGTTCAAAGTTTTAAAAAATGGCTTCGAAAACAATCTGATTGCCCCAGCGAAAGATGATGCTGGATGGGATTTGATTGCTTCGTCTGAGCCAACAATTGTTCGTGAGCCAAACAAGAAACAAATTTTGTACATCGAGTACGATACGGGCGTCGTGATTCAACCAGCAGAAGGATTTTTCACTCTCTTGTTTCCTCGGTCAAGCGTGAGCAAATATCAATTATCGCTTTGCAATTCTGTAGGCGTGATTGACGCTGGTTACCGAGATTCAATTAAGCTTCGTTTTCGCTGGTTAGGCATTGGTCATCAGCCTTACAAAGACCTGATTTACAAAAAGGGCGACAAGATCGGTCAGTTAGTTTTCTCGCCGTTCATTAGCCTCGTAGCGCATCAAACAGAATCGCTAGATTCCTCAGAAAGAGGAACAGGAGGCTTTGGAAGTACAGGAGTATGAAATTAGTTCCCGAATCAATGGACGATTTATCTCTGATTGAAAAAATCAGAGGCTCTGGTGATAGCTCTTGTTTTCAAGAGATTGTTAATCGTCATTCGGGAATTTATCTTCAAATGGTTCATTCGTATGCGCCAAGAACAACGTCAATCGACAATATACACGACCTTATCGACAGCAGAGAATCTCATATTTACGACGCTGTTCAATCTTTTGACGAGACAAGGAATATCAAGTTCTCAACTTATCTAGGCAATCATACTCGTTGGTTATGTTTGAACGCTTCAAACAAAAAGCGTCACGAGTCTTTAGATGAAAAATATGATTGTGCGTTTGAAACAGAAGAGTCTAAAGAGAAAGTCAATTACGACATCATTGCGACAATCTTTGATCAAGTAGATCAAATGGAAGACAAGCGCATAACCCAAATATTCAAAATGCGTTATAAGTCTTTTAACGGCAGTAAGAAAGTAACTCCTTGGAGAAAGATTGCAAAAGAGCTTGACTTATCTATCCAAGGTTGTATCAATATTCACAATTCGGCGTTTAAAGCGTTGAAGAAATCTATAACAAAAAATCATGATTAATAATGTAGTCCTCGCAGGTAATACCACAGAAGATCCAGAAATCCGGTCCACCACAACCGGAAAGAAGATTGCTTCTTTTCGTCTCGCAGTAAATAATCCTCTCAACGACAAAGATACGCTTTTTATCAAGGTTGATACTTGGGAAAAGCAAGCTGAATTTGTCGGCAACTATGTCAAGAAGGGCAGCAGCGTTTCTGTCATTGGTCGTCTCAAGCTTGAAACTTGGGAAAAGGATGGCCGCAAGAATTCCGCTGTTATCGTTGTCGCTGATCGCGTCAATTTCGTAGGCGGCAAAAAGAAGGATGCCGCCGCTTCTGATGACGAAGCGCTACCTACAGTAGCCAAGGCTGTTCCAAAGCCAGCTTACAAGCAAGCCGCTAAAGCTCCAGTTCAACAAGACGACGACGAAATTCCTTATTAATGAAAATCATTTTCGAGGCTCCAGTAAACCAAGTTTCATTTGGCAATGTCTCGTATAACTTCCTAAAGGAGTTTTACAAGATGAGCCAAACTGATAGCTCGTTCAAGTTTTCTTACTTCCCAATTTCAAATCCTGATTTGGGAGCGTTTGATAAAGCTTCTAACGATTTTAAGAAGTGGCTCAAATCACTTGTTGACAATCGCTTTAAGAACTTGAGCAAAGACGCTATCTCGTTGAAGCTTTGGCATATCAACGGAGCCGAGAAAAGAATTTCACCTCGCCAAGCCCTTTTCAGTTTCTATGAGCTTAACCAGCCAACAGAGACTGAAAAGGCTCTTGTTCGTCTTCAAGACGCTACGATCTTTTCCAGCTCGTACGCAAAGAATAGTTTTGCAGAAGAAGGTTTGAGGGTTGAAAACGTTCCGCTCGGTTTTGATCTTGATTTTTTCAAGACCGACAAAGTTTACCTCCAAGATAAAATTCACTTTGTTATCATGGGTAAGTTTGAACGCAGAAAGCATACAGACAAAATCATTAAGCTTTGGGCAAAGAAATACGGCAACAATCCAAAATATCAACTTAGTTGCTCTATCGTAAATCCATTTTTAGATAAGGAAATCTTAAAGAAGCTTCTTTCTGGTTACAAGGCTCTTGCTTGGAACATTAATATTCTTCCTTATGTTTCCACGAATTCCGAAGTTAACGACGTTCTTAACTCTGCTGACATTGATCTTAGCGGATTGAGCGGCGCAGAAGGTTGGGGTCTTCCTGCTTTTAACTCTACTTGTTTAGGCAAATGGAGCGTTGTTCTCAATGCAACTAGCCATTTAGATTGGGCTACTAGCGAAAACTCTATTCTTGTTCAACCATCTGGCCTTATCGAAGCTTACGATGGAACTTTCTTTAAGAAAGGCCAAGAATTCAATCAAGGCGAAATCTACGATTTCAATGAAGAAGAAGCTCTCTCCGCTATCGAAAAGGCCGTAACTCTTGCGGAGAATAAGACGATAAACTCCGCAGGAATCAAACTGGGTCAAACTTTCACTTACGAAAAGACGGTTGCGTCAATTTGTGACATCTTAAAGACCTTATAATTAATTTTTTCATCATAAATATATAATATATGACAACAGACATCACAACAACATTAGTAACCGGAGCCTCATCTTTAAGTGGATTGACCGTCAGCTCTAGTACTCCATATGTGTATGGATATTCAAGTAGTGCTATTTCGGGCTGTGTCCTAACTAATGGTAATTACTATTCATACCCGTCTTCTTTTCCAACTCTAATCAAAACAAAATTCACGGAAGAAGGTGAGCATTTCTTCTTCTCTGTTCCTGGCTGCACTAAGGAAAACGTTTTTGTAACTTACCTTGAACAAGATTCGTTCTTTAAAGTCGAAGCAAAGCTGGAAGATGTTTTCGTTTCTAGTCCTTGTCGGATTCAGGTAAACACTGATAAATTCGACTTGTCGAATCTTGAATGTAGCATCAAGAACGGTCTTTTGAAGGTGTTTGTTCCTTATTTTGAGGAAGCAAAACCAAGATCAGTTAAAATCAACTAACAACCAAAGCCGCTTGAAAAAGCGGCTTTTTTATTAATATAAAATATGCCCTTATACACCTACGAGAATCCTGAGAACGGTAAGACTATCGAAATCTTTCAAACAATGAGTGAAAGTCATGTTTATACCGACAGCGATGGATTAGTGTGGAAAAGGGTATTTCAAGTTCCTAACGCCGCGATTGATTCACAGATCGACCCTAATAGCTCAACAGCCTTCGTTGACGCCACCAGGAACAAAAAAGGCACGTATGGCGACCTGCTGGACAAAAGCCGCGAGTTAAGCGATAAAAGGGCACAGGAACGAGGCGGCACAGACCCTTTAAAAGAGAAGGTGTTCAAGGATTACTCCGCCAAGAGAAAAGGCGCAAAGCATCCTGAACAAATGAAGAAGTTTGAAAACTCTAAAGTTAAGGTAGATTATTAAATCTTACCTAACATAAAGTCTTCCGCTTTCTTAATGTCGTCGTTAACAGACGACATTTTTTGCGCAATAACAGGATCAATCAAGTCTGGGTGATACCACCAGTCTTCAAAAGTAGAAACACCGTCTGGAGAAATGTCGTTAACTGCCATTAGATACCCTAATGATCTCAAGTAGTTTCTAGACTTTTGGCGATAAGTCTTTGTCATGTCAACGTAGTGATCATGCTCGTAAGTGATTACGGCAAACTTATAATCACTAAAAGGAATTGAAGTTAAGATTTCAAATGTGCTCTTAGATGGCTCGCAGTCTAATTGCAGGTAATCTACGATACCGTCTTTGGCGATTTCTTTTAAGATTTTTGAATAGTTAGCTTTCGTCGCATCTTCGCACAATACTTTGTTTGAACGATGCTTGATATGTTCGTTAACATGATTTTGGCCCCATTCAAGACCAATGCCAGTCCAGCCGTAGTTCTTTTCCAAGAGTGCTGTATTGCTGTTGTGGTAAGGCTCAGAAGAGCCTACTTCAAGATAAGTTCCATTCTTCTTTCCATCTAGCATAGAAAGCACAAACATATCTTGATAAACTTGAGAGTAGTTAACGTCAATTAAGTTTGCGCCACTGAACTTGTATCTTAGGTCTTTAAATTTTTTCTTTGAGTATCTTGTGATAGCTTGAGACTCTGGGCCACAACCAAGAGTTGTCATATTGTTTTGAACTGCTGTTTTATGAGCGTCGTTCATTACGTCTGCATAATTGTCAGACAAGTGAAGAAATAATCTTCTCGATTCTTTTGTTTTACCCCACCACCAAGCGCAAACAGCTTTCTCAAAAATAAGACCATATTCACCAACATAACCAAGATCGCTGAAAGTTGGCTTGTTATTCTTCGCAAACCCCATACCAATAGAAGCTACAAGATAACCTTCATTGTATTCTTTATTGTATTCGTGCAATCGACTTAATAAAAAGTAAGCTTCTGGTCTATCAGGAATTAAAGTGATTGCATGACGGAAAAGGTTCTTAACGGTTTGTGTTCGATGCCCCTGCTTATCAAAGCAAAGAGCGGCCATAATCAAGCATTCGTAGGACAGGTCTTTGTCATCAGTTCTTTCTGCGGCTCTTAAATAAAAAGAAATTGCGGCTGCGGTTTGACCTTGTTTATGATACCATACCGCTAAGTTGTAATTCTTTTGAGCGTTCTCAGGGTCGAGAACGTAAATTTCTACTGGGCTAAAAAGTAAATTATCCATTTAAAAGGTTCTCCACGATTTTCTTTGGCGTCTTCAAAAGGAACGATGCGTTATCTTGAAATCCAAAAGTAATCAATAAGTCGTCATTAAGTTGCGCCATTCCGCACGCGAATTCAATTTCGCCTTCCATGAAGGAGAATTCTTTAGATACTTTTTGAATCTTAAAGTCTTTATCGAGCTTAGTAAAGACATGGCGATACCGGGCGTTCTTTCTTTGAAGCTCGCTCTTGAAAAGGTAAGTGATGTGATTTAAGCAAAGATAGCCGTCTTCCCAAGAGATAACTTGCGAGCCACCTCTAATATTGCCGCTGTAACCTGCATTCAGTTCTTGAAGAACTACCGTTTCACAAGCGCCAGTAACAGGATCAGCCTTTACAACTTCAGTTGGATTTGTCCACTTGATAAAGTGATATGGCTTATCTAAAATTGGCATCCAGTTCTTTTCGCAATAAGAAGTGTTTGGCGCAGGAGCGTCGATTCTAACTCTAGAGATTTCTTTAACAGAATCAGTGGAAACTTCAATTTCAGAAAGCTCCATTCTGCCAACTCCGTTTGTTGTTGTGTCGCGTCTTACTCCGCAAAGGTAAAGCTTGCCGTCCCAGCGAACAACTCGCGCATCTTCAAGTCCGATAAATTCCCAAATCGGTTTTACGTCTAACTTAGATGTATCAACCTTTGTGCTCTTAACAATATTCATCTTCTCGTCTAGTTCGCAGAAGAAGTTTTTCGTTGTAAGAGTGATATCGTTCTCTGGATTAAGATAAACTAATGGACCATACTGATGTTCAAAAATACCTTTTTCAGCGTGATAGATTGTGTACTGGCAGTGACGCAAGTTCATAACCACCTTGCCGTTATCTACGTACACAGAAGGATTCATTAATCCTGTTCCGTTAGTTTCTGATGCTGGGATAACGAGCGGATGTAAACTTCCGCCGTTCGTAATAACGTATTTAGCTAACATAACTAATAGTATTAATGTTTAATTAATTTTCTATTATTTAACTTTACTTTTGAATAGAAAAGAAAAACAACTGCACTAATCTTTCAAAATCACCGTATTTAGTTGCGCTATGAATCAACTTAGCGTCCCATATTACTAATCTGTTAAATACTGATCCAACTCTGTCAACCAATTCCCAGTTATCTGGATGCGTTAGGTTATGTTTTGAATAAACCTCGGAATCCGTGACGTGTGGTTTATTTTCTAGTGGATGATTTGGAGGTCTTCGGCAGTCGAAATTTTTCTCTCTCCAGAAAGATGTGCCGTATCCAACTCCAGCTTCTTTCGTAAGATACACAGCAGCAGCGTAGCTCTGGCTATCACTGTGCCAGACCAAAGGGTGTTCGCTATTTGTTATTTGAAATACTCCATTCATTGGTTGGTTGAGCCAATCAATAATTCCCACATTCAACAGTCTTTCAAACTCTTCTTTAACGTAAGGTAACAAACATCTAGCGCTTCTTTTACCTTTGTAAAAATTATTGTTTTCTTTAAACTCTTGCCCATAAGCCAATTTTACAATTTCATCTGGATCTTTATAGAAGTTATCGACAACAATAATATGCGGTGAATTTTTATTAAAAATATAGTTATTCATAGTTTTTTATGGTTAGATTTCAATTAATCCAGGAACTCTAACATCAGAGTCTTTATTGGGCAATTTTAAAAGGTCTGCTTTTGTGTATAAAATATTGTGCGTTTGGCAATAATCGTTTGGATAAAAGTTTTTTATTCTATTAAGTTGAAACCTTACTGGCGTTCCTATATATTTAGCTGTCTCTTGTTGTGTGTAATACCAGAAACTATTAGAGTTCCAAAAAGATACGTGCGTTGGGTCTTGAAACGCACCTCTTCCATCGGTAGAGGGTGTTTTCGTTAAAAACCAACCTAGGGGAGCCAAGCATCTATATGCCTCTTTCATAATGTGTATTGGGTCCTTAAGATGCTCTAAAGCGTCATGAGATCTTATTACCCCAACCTCGCCATCTTTAAATGGCCAAGGATCATTTAAATTGTGAACAATATCTGAGTTTTGTAAGTCTATCGACTTGTAGCCTTTTGGTGAGTTGAAACCGCCACACAAATCTATTTTAAGCAAGCCGTTCAGATCCGCCCATTTCTCTGCTAACGGATAAATATATTTATCGTGAATGTTAAGCGTTTCTTTTTGTATAAATTTGTTCTTATCGCCGTAACACGTATTTCCTTCATGTCTGTAGTATATGTATAAGCACTTGTCTATAAATTTAACATTACCGTGAATGTAAGTGCGACATAAAATATCCTGATCGTCTAAAACGTCCATAGTTTTGTCGTAGCCACCTATTTTTTCATAAAACGATTTTCTCCAAGCTCTTACATGGTTTGGCGTAAACCAAATCTTAGAGAACGATGCTGCCGTTGGGGGGAAAGACATCTGTTCTTTTATGACTCTTCCCTTGTAGGTAAAAGGTCTGTCTTGCCAGCCAAATTTTTGAGAATAAACAAAAGGCTCTAGTTTAGAATCTAAATCAGCGTCATTAGAATAGCAGAAATCAATAGATCGGTTTGAGAATGCCTTATGTAACTCTTCTAAACAATCTGGAGTCAATTCGTCATCGTGATCTAATTCTACTAAAACATCACCCTGCGCCGCGTCACAACATTCACCTTTTAAAAATCCTATCGCCTTGCAATTCTTACTTGGTTTAATTATTCTGCAATTAGGAAGCTTTGAAAGTTCCGGTAATTCCACTTCTCCGTTTGGCATAATGAGCCACTCGAAATCTTTAAATGTTTGCTTCTCTAAAGATTCGGCGGCGCGAAGCAAATATTTCGCTTTGTGCGTTGGCGTATATATTGAAAAATATGGCATAATTCCTCTCCGCTTATTATAAACGAAGGGTCTTAATTTTAACAAATTAAATCTATAAATTTTTAAACCAAAAAACGAATTGATTTTGCACCTCGAAAGCAATCATTGTTCGTCTTGAATGCCTTGTGTTTACAAAAGTTTTGTTTATTCTTTCCAGCTATACCAGAATTTATCGTTTTTAATCTTCTCTTCTTTTGTTCTTGGGTAAAATCTATAATTAATTCTTCCTTTACGGATGGCACTTAGCTTTACAATAATGTATTCTGGTAATGGTTTTTGATCTGCAAAATCAATAAAGAGTTTATTTTTTTGAACCTTTAATCCGCACATAATCGGTATAGGGGTTGTATGGCTTATAGCTTCAATACTATTTATTTCGCAAACGTGACAATATATTGGATCAATATTATGTTCAATCTTTGATCTATTGTTCACATAAAGTTTTATCAGATCATCAAATCTAACTTCAGGCATTTCGGTACAGCTCAATGTAACATATTCTCCAGCTATCAGACCTTCAACAATTGCGTCCTTATCGCCTTGATAGCCTTGAAAGCCTTGATCACCCTGTTCGCCTTGTTCGCCTTGTTCGCCCTGTTCACCCTGTTCGCCCTGTTCGCCCTGTTCGCCTTGATAGCCTTGATAGCCTTGATAGCCTTGATAGCCTTGATCGCCTTGATCGCCTTGTGAACCGTTGGTACCGTTAGTACCGTTAGTACCGTTAGTGCCAGCTGCGCCTTGATCGCCTTGTGAACCGTTGGTACCGTTAGTACCGTTAGTACCGTTAGTGCCAGCTGCGCCTTGATCGCCTTGTGAACCGTTGGTACCGTTAGTACCGTTAGTACCGTTAGTGCCAGCTGCGCCTTGATCGCCTTGTTCGCCCTGATTGCCTTGATAGCCTTGATAGCCTTGATCGCCTTGTGAACCGTTGGTACCGTTAGTACCGTTAGTACCGTTAGTGCCAGCTGCGCCTTGATCGCCTTGTTCGCCCTGATTGCCTTGATAGCCTTGATAGCCTTGATCGCCTTGTGAACCGTTGGTACCGTTAGTACCGTTAGTACCGTTAGTGCCAGCTGCGCCTTGATCGCCTTGTTCGCCCTGATAGCCTTGATAGCCTTGATAGCCTTGA